GATTAACTAAATTGTTTAAAGACGCAGGTATGGAATTAATTGCACAAGCATTCACCCTCCTGGGCTTCTTTATCGCATGGCTAACTTTGACGGGATCAGCAAGAGACATTGTTGGTATTGCTGTAATGGCAACAACAGTTATCTGGTTAATCACAATCCCGCTAAGAAAGGATAAATAAATGAAAGATAAAACAATGTATTTACTTTCTATGCTAGTGGGTATAGCAATACTTGCAGCAATTATAGGAGACTATGTAGTTGCAGGCATAGAAACACAAACTACAGGAGAAGCCGTTGAGGTTTCTTCAGATGTTATGACCCTTGTTCAGACAGCCCTTGGAGGAGTTATAGGTATCCTTGGTGGATATTTTGGATCAAAGGGAAATAAGGATAAGGAGGACTAAACATGGCAACTAAAAAAATAGTAGAACCCACAAAGCAGGAGCACCCACAGAAAGCAATAACAAATATTCTAATGAGAATTCTTGCGGTATTTGCAGCATCAGGACTATCAGTCTTGGGAGCAGGAGCCGTAGTAGGAATTGACACAGTTCAGGCAGTTATGCTTGCAGGACTCTTAGGAGTAGCAACAGTTATTGAGAGACTGGCAAGGGCTTTTTTGGACGATGGAAGGCTATCATTATCAGAAATAAATGATGCCTTTAAAACGGTAGATAAAAAGGCTAATTAGTCATTATCACCCATAGTTGACAGCCCTCTCTGGGCAATGGTATACTTGAGTATAATCTATCTGGAGAGGGCTTCTACCTGTGACCTGCATTGCCGTTGTAAAACATGAAGATAAAATTTATATGGCTGGAGATCGTGGAGCATCAGATGATGGCACCATTCTAGCATTAGACGCCCCGAAAGTTTGGAAGATAGGTCCATACTTAATTGGATATGCTGGATCAATGGACGGAGAAAGAATCCGTTACAACTTTAAACCATCAGCCCCAATCTTAAAAGATACTGACAAACACATGCAAACAAAATTTATTAAAGAACTAAAAGAATTCTACAATGAGTTCTGGGTTGACACATCTAAAGATGGAGACCTTGGTTTAATTATTGCAGTTCGTGGAAATATCTATGAGCATAGTTCTGCTGACATGTCCTTATCTAAATACACACTTCCGTATCTTGCCATGGGCTCTGGGGCAGAATATGCTTACGGAGTTTTATATGCAACAGACAAGCAAAAAAATGCAAGGAACAGAGTAATGCAAGCAGTTAATGCTGCTATTAAATTTAACCCATCTTGCATGGGTCCAGTTGACATTGTCAGTATTTAGGAGTATACTTTTAATATGAACCACTTGCACGAAGATTTATCACCAGAAGAACAAGAGTTTGGTATTTGGCTTGAAAACGGTATTGAAAGAGGATGGGTAACACCTCCTTATTGCAATACCCATGATGGCGGATATGAATATATGGACGAAGAAGAAGTTGAAGAATGGGACCAAGGTGGAGACCCATGTTGTCATGTCGTAAGACTGATGATTTCATAATAGAAAAGGAATAAAATGAAAAAAGTAATACTATCACTACTAACAATTGCAGTTGCATTTACAGCACTTGCACCAGCACAAGCAGAAGATCAGAAAGTCCTAGCAATTATTGATTCAGCAATTAATTCAAAAAACTTTCCATCAATTATCCATGAGGTTTGCTTTACAAAGGTAAAGTCATCTATTCCTACAGAGAACATGTCTTGTCCTAACGGAGAACTGTTTATGGAAGGTACAGGAGCAGCAGCAGCACCATGGCCAATGCAAAAAAATGGCACTGATTTTGATCTTAACAACGCAACATTCCACGGAGATACCATGGTTAAGGCAGCACTAACCGTTAATCCAAACCTAAAGATTGTCTTCATTAGATTTAATGATGTTACAAGTCTTGGAAATTCACGAGGAGATGCAGATGTATTGGCTTTGGCTATCAAATGGGTAGCACAAAATGCATCAAAGTACAGTATTGATGCATTATCAATTAGCCAGTCTTCTGTTTCTGTAGGAAATCTTTCTAGATGCTTAACAGATACAGTTACAATCAATGCAGTTTCATCTCTTAGTTCAAACAATGTCCCAGTATTTATTGCAACTGGAAATGATAAGCGAAGAGATGTAGTTGGGTTTCCATCATGTGTTAATGGCGCAATCGGTGTTGGAGCACTTGGAAATGCAACTCAACTTGAAAATGCAACAAACACAGGTCCAGGACTTGATATGGTCTCTCTTGGCAAGGTAAAGGTCACAAAGTACAATGGTTCACCTGTTGATACTGCTGGAAGTTCTGTAGCAACAGTTGTCTCAGCAGCAACATATGTAAACAAAAACACATTTAAATCATTTGGTGAGTATCTAAATTCTCTTCCAAAGATTTTAATTGGAACCGCATCGTATATTCGTAACTAAGAAAAAGTCCTGGGCATGACATAAACTGCCTATTTTGCCCTATAACTCAGTTGGTAGAGTGTCGAACTGTTAATTCGGATGTCCCTGGATCGAGGCCAGGTGGGGCAGCGATGGTGGTGTATAATTGTTATGATAGCAAACTTAAGATAAAGGTAAAATGATAAAAACTAAAAACTATATTTCAGGTTCAGAGTGGTGGATAAACTCTGGAAATTTATCTTTTCCAGAAATAGTAGTTCAGTCATATGTGCCAACCTATTGGGCTAAGTATAATTTAAATGATATTTTAAATATTGACAGTGTTCTAAAACCAGTAAATAGGTATGCACTTAACTTATACCCTAAGCCAAAAATTATAAAAATACAAGATAACCTAATTACCTTTAGACAAAGAACTCATGCCGAAATTTGGGTTGAAGAAAAAGATAATGATGTTATTTATGCCCTAGATAAATGTCATCAAAGACAATTTTATCCATCTTTAAATAATTTAGAAAATAAAGATTGCTTTAAGCCAAACTATAGGTTCTATATTCCTTGGTTTATAAATAAAAATATTGAAGTTAGAATAGATCCAGTAGAGGATGAAGATACCCCATTCAATGTAAATGCAAAAAATATTATGGGAATAGAGTTGGGCATGTACTCAGAGTATGCTGATACAGAGTTTGTTGATTTTAAGATTAAAAATACTGATAAATATTACTTAAAAGAAAAGTATGCTATTATTAGTAAGGATACACCAATGTACGACATGTCTGTTGTTTTGACTAATGAAGAGATATCAAAATTAAGGGATCAATATGGAAGAGAATGAACTAGAGTTAAAGTTTATCCCACACTACCCAGGGGGATTGCTGCTATCTCCAGAGCCCTCTTATAAAAAAATACCTCAATGGTATAGGGATTTGGCAAAACATTTTAGTAGTAATGACCTAAAGTCTTTGTGTCCAGTAAATGACAGAGGTGGGGATGGCTCTAATGTTTCCACAAAACTTTGTCTACCCTTTCAAGACGCAATGTCTCTTGGATACATGTACCTGTTAGAGGATGATCTAGAGGTTAAACTTGATATATCTGGAAAACCATCTTTGTCTTGGAAAAAAGACTTTATGATGATGGATAAAAGACCAAATGTGGATATGGCTATTCCAAAAGATGTTCATCCTATACATTTTGGCGTTAAGATGCAATGGTATTATGAAACACCAAAAGATTATTCATTGTTGATGACAATGCCAATAAATAGGCCAGACCTACCATTCTGGATTCCATCTGGCATAGTTGATTCTGATATATGGGGACTTCCCGCATTCATACCATTTTTTATAAAAAAGGATTTTGAAGGAATAATCCCTATAGGAACACCAGTCTTTCAGATGATTCCAATTAAAAGAGAGCCATGGAACTTGGTAATTGATGACTCTTTTGATGCTATAGAAAAGCATCAGTTGATATCAGAAAACAGAAGATCCGATATAACAGCACACTATAGGAAGTTTGCATGGAGAAAAAAAGAATATGCAAAGTACAATAAAGAAGAAATAAACAACAAAGGAGATAAATAATGTTAAATACAAATGGCCCTTCGTTACAAAGTAACAGAGAGCACAAGTTTTTTGAAAAATACTTAGACAACAATCTAGAAGACTTGACTAAGTTTCTAGAAGAAAAGTATAAACTAATTGAAAACGCAAAACTTCGTGGCGTTAATACTATGGAAAATGATCCAGGATACTGGCTAGAGTCTGGAAGTTTGTCAACTGTAAAGTGGAGAGAGTACAATGTTTTTCAACTTTACCATCCAGGATTGTATAAACTATATTCTGAATTGTCAAATACTGTCAAAGAAGCATGTCTATACTATGGTGTAGATTTTGACAAGCAGCAATACTATGTTCAGGGTTGGTTTAATATTAACCAAAAGGGTAATGGAAAGTTAAACTGGCATGACCACGGTGCACCTGGTGCTCCTAATTTCCATGGCTATTACTGCGTTAAGGCTGAGCCATCAAGCACATTCTATAGACTTTTTGGAGATCCAAATAGGGAAGTTGAAAATAAAAATATAGACAACAGAATGATTGTTTCTGAAATGGGACACCCACATGCACAGGGTGACTGGGATTGGGACGGACCAAGAATTACAGTTGCCTATGACATTCAGCCTCTACGTTCTTTGCTTAGTGCAGGGGAACAGGTTACTGAACAGCACTGGATACCATTGTTGTAAAATGAACAGGATATTAGTTTATTTTTATGGTTATAAAAGTAGGTCTTTGCCACAGGCAGTAGAGCAACTCATAAAAAACCAAAGTGGTCAAAACAGCATACATGTTCTTGTATACGATCAAACGAACGTATCAAGACCAGAAAAGTTTTTAGGTGCTGAGTATAATCATATTACTTGGGATACTTTGACATCTAAATTTAAAAACTTTTCTTTTTTAAAAAAGAGAACTGATTTTGATTTTTTTATGTATATTGATGGTGCCAAAATGTTTGAAAAAGACTGGGATATTGAACTATTGAATTATAAAAAATTAATAGTTTCAGGAAATCATGACATTATATTTAATAAAGATAACTATAAATTTTATCCAGACTATATAAGAAAAGAAATAGAAACAGAAAAAAAGACTAACTGGGTCGTTAAAGATTTTTTCTTTATGCCATTTAGTTTATTTAAAACTTTGCCAGACATTTCAATTTTTAAATATTATGGAGTTGAGGAATATCTTTCATTGCATGCATCAAATATTGGTATTTCTGTTGTAGCAATTCCAACTAGGTTGATGATTGATCAAGAGCCTTCGATATTAGAAAAAGATTTTATTCCATTTTCTTTATATCATAACTATGCAAAAGTTATAGATTGCTTTAAATCAAAAGATGGCTCAATGGCTGGAGTTGACAAACTTATGGATATTATCGATTATGACTTTACTGGTTTGGAGTATTTTCCATATCCTGTAAATGATGTAGACTATAAATTTGTATCAAATCTAGATAAGATGTCTGAACAAAGATTTTCTGTAACACAGAAAAGTATTTACTGATGAGTGTAGTATTTTTAATTAAGGAGAAAAAATGCACAGAATAGTAGTAGTAGATAACTTTATTGATCCAGACGATGCTAAAACATTGATTGATCAGCAGTTAGATCCAAACTCTATAAGAAATCCTTATCCAGATTACTATGAACAAAGATTTGGTGGTACTTCTTTACCATACAATCAAACAGTCATGGATATATTGATAAAGTATGGTCATAAGTCTAACGAGGTACATAAAGAACTTAATGGATTTAAAAATGACATTTATGTATTTAAAGGGTTTGGCTCTCATTGGACCACAGGAACAAAGGGTGGAATGCATATTGACGCACAAGGACCAGAGCCTTTTATTGAGTGGAGCACTATAATGTATCTAAACAATGAATCTGAGTATGACGGAGGAAAAATTTATTTTCCTAATCAAGAGTTTGAATACCAACCAAAACAGTATTCTGCTGTGTTTTTCCCAAGTGCTGGAACAGAATATATTCATGGTATAACAACCGTAACAAGAGGAAATAGATTTACTGCTTTATATATGCACACTAGTCTTCCAGAATCGGCAGATCCAGATTTCCACCCTGGTAAAAATGAATGGAAAGCAAAGGACTATCCACTTGTCAACATTTAACCACGAAGTCCTAGATTTAGGGCTAGTATATTATACAGATGTTATAAAAAATCCAGAGTCTTTAATTAAAAAGATAGAGGATCTAGATCTTATGATATCAAATGAAAAACGCCTTAATACATCTGTAAAACCTTGGACACCTTGGACCTATGGTGAAGGAGAAAATAAGTTGATGTTTTGTTGGCAAAAGTTTATTCCACAGGTAAAAGACATAGATCCTTCCGACTATTACAATGAACAGCAGACTGAAATATCTTCACAACTTTTTGAAGCATTAGATATAACGCTAGACCACTACACAAAAGAACTTTATCCTTTTGCAAATAAAAACATAAAATCAAGAGAACAAACAATGCATCTTCTTAAATATGACGAAAGCGGACACCTTCCAGCACACCAAGATCAGGGAATTAGCAGCAGAGTTCTTTCTGTTCTCCTATACTTAAACGATGACTATGAGGGTGGAGAAATTGAATTTACGCACTCTAAAATAAAGTTTAAGCCAAAATCTGGAAGCGTACTATTCTTTCCTTCAAACTTCCTTTATGTTCACGAGGTATATCCAGTCACAAAAGGACCAAGATATGCCTTGCCAAACTGGTACCACAATATTCCATTTAATGAAAAAAGAGATTCAACGGGTGAAGTATGATAATACTCGGTATTAATGAAACCAGTCATGACGCATCTGTGTCTTTAATTAAAGACGGAGAGATACTTTTTGCAGGGCATGCTGAAAGATATAGCAAACAAAAAAATGACTGGTACGTGAATGATAATTTAATAAAAGATGCTTTACAGTACGGCAGACCAGATCACATTGCTTACTACGAAAAGCCCCTCCTAAAGGCCTCCAGACTGGCTTTAAAGGGTGGTTCTGGAGACTGGAAGCCAAGATTTGAACTTCCTGGAATTCCAAGAAAATCCTTCAGTCATCATTATTCACATGCAGCAGCAGGATACTACACAAGTTCTTTTAATGATGCAGTTATCGTAGTGCTTGATGCGATTGGTGAATACAACACATCTACAATTTGGCTTGGCGAAGGCGATAAGATTAAGTTAAAGTATAAGCAAAATTATCCTATTAGTTTTGGATTGTTTTACTCAGCATTTACTCAGTTGATTGGTCTTATGCCTAACCAAGAAGAATATATTATGATGGGTATGGCTGCTTATGGAGACTGGACAAAGTATTACAAAAAGGTAGATGAATATTTTCCACAGTACGATCAACAAAAATATAACTTTCATAAGGGAATTACTGACTGGGGATGGATTAGTTCAGAGCAAGATAAATTTGATATAGCAGCAGCAGTTCAAATGGTATATGAGCAAAGGCTTAACGATTTTATGCGTATGGCAAAGGCAATGACTGGGAAAAATAATTTAGTCTTTATGGGTGGATGTGCCCTTAACTCATCAGCAAATACTTTGTTGTGGAAAATATTTAAAGACATTTGGATCATGCCAAACCCAGGAGATGCTGGTAGTTCTTTGGGCGCAGCAGCAGCGTTATATGGAAAGCATGTTGACTGGAAAAGCCCGTACCTTGGGTACGATCTTGAAGGAAAATACCCTATTCAGAAAATTGTTGACGGTATACTAAAAGATGGAATCGTAGCAGTAGCAACTGGTAAAGCAGAATATGGTCCAAGAGCACTTGGAAACAGAAGTATATTGGCCGATCCAAGAGACCCACTCATTAAAGATAAGGTTAATCTAATTAAACAGAGAGAAATGTTTAGACCATTTGCTCCAGTAGTTATGGCAGAGCATGCACATAAATGGTTTGATATGGACTTTGAAAGCCCTTATATGCAGTATACAGTTAAGTGCTTGCAGCCTGACAAGATCCCATCTGTAGTTCATGCAGACGGTACATCAAGAGTTCAAACAGTTACAAGAGAGCAGCATTCAGGCTTATACAGGGTTTTAAATAAGTTTTATCTTCAAACTGGTGTACCAATATTATTAAACACTAGCCTTAACATAAAGGGACAGCCACTGTTGAATGACGAGGATGACATTATTAAATGGGAAAAAGAGTATAACTTCACAATATGCAGGTAAACTGGTATAATATAATCAAACCTATAGGAGGAACATAATGGCAGTAAAAGGAAGTCTAGAAGCAATCATTGAGGTTGCAAAGAAAGAAGTGGGCACAATTGAAGGCCCAAAAGATAACGAAACAAAGTACGGTGCATGGATTAAGGTTAACTTTCAACCATGGTGCCAGTCATTTGTTTCATGGTGTGCATTTACAGCGGGTGTTAAATCATTTCCAAAGTCTGCATCAACAGTAGCAGCATCAGATCAATTTAAGAAAGAAAAGCGTTGGTCAGATGCTCGTAATGATGATCCACAAGCAGGAGACTGGATCTATTTTGATTTCCCAGAAGATGGAGTAAATCGAATTTCACATGTTGGTCTTTGCATTAAGAACAATGGCGATGGAACTATTCAGGTTATTGAAGGAAACACTTCAGGAACTGCAAAGGGAGATCAACGTAACGGAGGAATGTGCGTAGAGAAGACTCGTGGTTATGTAAAGAATAACAAAAAGAAGTTGGTCAATGCCGTTGTTGGTTGGGGTCGTCCAGTTTATGCGGGAGAAGAGAATGCTCCACTATTGAATAAGGTAGCAACTACAGTTGCAACATCTGCTGCACCAAAGGCAGTAGTAAAGAAGCCAGTAGTTAAGAAGGCCAAGTAAATGGAATCAACAAAGAGAACGCTATTGAAGACAGTAAGTTGGGAAACTTTTCATCTAGTTGGTGTTGCTGGAGTAATTTATCTTTTCACTGGTGAATGGGAGTACGCAAGTCTTGGTGCCCTAATTTACATTGGATGGGAAGCACTTGGATATTTCCTACATGAAAGAGTGTGGGCTAAATTTGGAAAGGGGATTAAATAATGCGTATTAAAATTATTAGATTTGTTGTTAAAGCGCTTGGTTATGAGTGGGGTGGAGACGCACTCAAAGCACCAGTTTGGACAGTAAAGGCTAAGAAGAAGTAAAAATGGCACTGTATGAATATGATTGCATGAGATGTGCACAAAGATATGTTAAGGATCGCTCTATTAAAGAGGACGATCCTGGATATGAGTGTGAAATCTGTAACACTTCTTTGGTTCGTGTATATTCAAATGTGGGTTCAGTTTTTAACGGCAGTGGATTTTATTCCACAGATAATAGGAAAAAATGATAACAAGAATTCCAGAAGGACAGATATGTCAAGCCTTTGATCCAATGATGTTTTTACCTGAAAAAACATTAAACATAATTGGTGCAGAACAAAATGCAAACCCATCTTGCCTGGCTCCTGCATTTGTATATATTGAGGGCAGCCACGGTAACAAATACCTATGTGATTATCATTATTTTTATGAGACTAACATGACAAGATCTCGTGGAAACCCTAGTGTTGGTCTTCATTGGGAGTCTATTCAAAAGTTTATAATCGACGAAAGAGAAAGAGTTAAAGAAACTTTTGCAAAAGATGTAACAAGCACAATGACTTTAGGACACAAGTGCTCAGTATTCAGTACTCATAGACCAAGTTTGATATGCATTGCCGATGCACTTGTTCATGTAATGCCTACAGAAAAGATTCCTGGTAAAATAAACTTTACCTATACAAAGACTTTTAATCCAGAAGTTGGTGTATTTTATTGTAATTTTCATTTTAGAAAAAATTATTATAGATACTACAGCAACGGGATAAACTATGAAGATATTCACGAAATACTGGACGAAAGATATAGAATGAATACTACTATTGCACAAGAATCACTAGATTTAACATGCGTCTAGTTGACACATTTTGTGCATTGGTGTATAATTAAGTATAGGACAATCCAACAAACAGTAGCCATAAAGATGGTACAGGAATATAGGAGTATAATGTGTTTACGATGATTAAGGATGAAGTAAAGCAAGACTGGTCCCTTTCTCCTTTAGATAGGTGCGATGTATGTAATGCAGAGGCACTGGTTCAGGTTAAAGGAATAAGTGGAGAACTATTGTTCTGTGGTCATCACTATAACAAAATTATGTCTACTCCAACAGGATATAACAATATGATGTCCTTCATGATTAGTGTTGTTGATGAACGAGAAAAAATAGTTGGCTAGTCCAAAATGATAATTGACGGTGTAGACTATTCTGGAGTTTTGTTTGTACACATACCAAAAACTGCTGGAACGTCTATATCTAATTTACTTAATCAAAACAATTTAGATAATTGGAATAGAGAGTGGCCTAGACACCATGATCCATATTATTATTTAAAGCATGCAAACAATATTGATAGTTCTATTTTTTCTTTTTCTGTTGTAAGAAATCCATACACAAGGACTTATAGTTGTTTTAAAGAGTTTAATAGAACAAACAAAACAGAAATATCTTTTTCAAAGTATTTGGACAATATTTTAAATAAGGTTATATCTACGGTGACACCTCTTTTACATTTAGAACAGTCTTTTTATATTTCTAAAGATGAAGATATACAAGTAAACAAGGTTTATAATTTTGAAAACTTGAATGAACTAGAAAAAGATTTTGGGTGGATCCTTAAAAATAATAATGTAGGTAACTATAAAAAAGATTCATACATAAAAGACTACAGTAACGAAGCAATAGAAATAACAAAAGAAATTTACAGTAAAGACTTTTCTTTGTTTAATTATTCTACAGATTTTAATAAAACTTTGGAGAAGAAATGAAAAAAATTTTAGAAGATTTTAATTTTAAAAAGCATAGTTCTTATAGTGTTGAAAAAATTAAAGAACACATCGATGGATTTTCTGATGAATGGTTTATTAATACACAGAGACAAGAAAATGCTATTGTGCATAAAGATACAAACTCATATTTTGTCTACACCTCAGACCTTACTTGGAAAGAAGTAGATGACTTTGCTACTCACACAACATCACAAGATACTGTATTGCTTGAACTACTTGAGCCAATAATTCTAGATCTTGAAAAAATACATAAAGGAACCAGGGGCATGGTTCTTTTAATTAAATTAAAAGCAGGTCAAGACATTGCCCCACATAAAGATTCAGGAGACTATCTAATGCTTTCAAGAAGAAATCATATACCAATAGTTACTTCTGATGATGTTTTTTTTAATGTAGATACTGAAAAGGTTAAAATGAGGTCTGGAGAATGTTGGGAAATCAATAACTCAAAAGTTCATTTTGTAAACAACGGTAGTACAATAGACAGGGTTCACCTAGTAATTGACATAATGCCATATAAGGAGATAGAAAAAAAATGATTATACAAATTATCGGTCTTCCAGGTTCTGGAAAAACAGAACTTGCGAAAGCACTAAAAGAAAGAATTAATGCCATTCATCTTAATGCAGATGAGATTAGAGCAACAGTCAATTCTGACTTAGGATTTACCCCTGAAGATAGAATTGAGCAGGCTCGTCGTATGGGCGAGATGGCAAGACTGATTGCCAAGCAGGGTATTGCTCCAGTAATTGTAGATTTTGTATGTCCAACAGATTTAACTCGTGCAGCATTTGAAAAGCCAGACATTTTGGTATTCATGAACACGATTGAAGAAGGAAGATTTGAAGACACCAACAAGATGTTTGAAATGCCAACAAACTATGACATTGCTTTTATAAGCCATGAATGGGACGCAAATGAAAAGGCATCGGTAATCATTAATCAGTTTAACTTACATGACTGGTCTGCACCCACAACCCTTATGCTGGGTAGGTACCAGCCCTGGCACGAAGGCCACCACGCCCTTTATGAAGAGGCAGGCAAGAGAACAGATCAGGTACTTCTTGGAGTTCGTAATACATACAATACAAGTGAGAAAGATCCTCTTAAATTTGATCAAGTAAAAGAATATATTGCTAAAGATGAATTTATGGATGGAGCATTGGTATTGAGACTTCCTAACATTACTAACATAGTATATGGTCGTGATGTAGGATACAAAATTGAGCAAGTGAAATTGGGTGATGAAATTGAATCTATTAGCGCTACTCAAAAACGTAAAGAACTGGGTATATGAGGCTGGAAATGCCCTGGCAGATAATGAAATAAAGATGTATGAGAACTGGTTTAAAAAGGGAAAAGATAATGAACGTAACTAAACAAAGATCAGCACTAAAAGCAATCACTTGGCGTATCATTGGAACGGCAGACACATTTGTCATATCTTGGGCAATAACCAAAGAGCCAGTTACCGCAGGGGCAATAGCAAGTTTTGAGGTATTTACAAAGACAGTCCTTTATTACTTCCATGAGCGTGGTTGGAATAAAATTAAATGGGGGAGAAAATAATGTATGAATACTATGTAAGAAAAGTAGAGAATGTTGTAGATGGAGATACCATTGACGTTCTAATTGATTTAGGGTTTGATATCTTGTTTGCATCTCGTGTAAGACTGGCTGGTATTGATACCCCTGAGTCTCGCACAAAGGATATTGCTGAGAAGACTCTTGGTTTAGAAGCCAAAGAGTATCTAAAGAAATCACTAAAGGATGCCAAGTCTGTTGTTATTAAGACTGAAAAAATGGACTCATCTGAAAAGTATGGTCGCATTTTAGGCTGGGTATATGTAGACGGCAACACAGTATCTCTTAATGATATGATGATCAATGACGGCTATGCTTGGGGATATCTTGGAGACACCAAGGTTAAAGACTTTGCATTGCTTGCAAAGGTTAGAAAGAAGTCTGGCAAATGAATGATGAGTTTGACGAGATAGACAGGCTAATCCTTGATGGTGGATTAGAGTTTGCAGGTAAAGACTTTGAAACTGGTGAAGCATTGTACAAGCCTACTGATAGGCTAAAAGATATTGATGCTAAACTAAGTGAGGACCTGTCTGTTTATTTTTCAGAAGTAACTCTTAGACTTTGGGAAAAAGGATTTTTGGATATGGATATAACTCAAAAAGATCCTTTAGTAAGGTTGGCCCCAAAATCTTTTGATATTCGGTCAATAAAGTCCTTAGAAAAAAATGAAAGAGTTGTTGTTGAAGAAATAATTAAGGCCCTTTCCGCTAAAAACTGATATACTAGTAACATAGGAGCCTTAATGAACAACTTGTATGGTGCTATTGGGATAACAGGAATCTTCCTGTTAATTTTTTATATCTATATTCTTAGAAGTAAGGTAAGAAAAATAAGGCCTGAAATAATAAGCCAGTCTATGCTTCAGCATAGATATAGTAATAGGAAAAAGAAAGCAAGGAGATTAAAAACAGACTCTCAGTCCAAGGCGCACCACGATAAAAGTAACATTAAAGTTATTATTTTTGACAATGATGCATACTGGATTAAAGATAATATATTTTACAAGGCACCCCTTGTAGATCAACTTATTGACAAGGAATCTGCAGAGCAAGTTGACACGATACACATGGATAAGGTACAATTAGATAAGATGCTGTTTATAATGGACAAACTAAGAGAAGGGATTGACGATGATAGTAGGGGTTCAAGGGACTAGCAATTTTGATGACTATAATGTGTTCCTTAGATCAATGGCTGTCGCCCTTTCTGAGTTATTGCCAGAAGATAAAATATTTCACATATATTCTGCAGGTCCAAACAATATTAATATGATGGCAATGGAATTTTCAAATCTCTCTGAAAAGGGAATGAAGTCAAGAGGAAAGTCTATTAAACTTATTAGGGTGACTCCTCAGTGGCTAGAAGAAAATATATCTGAAATTAATCACTTTGCTTTCTTGGCTAAGCCTAAAGAGCCAGAGTCAAGAATTGTAAATGTTTCAAAACTAAATAATATAAACACAAATGTGTACAACTTCTAATCATTGTTGACAAACAACTTTTTATATGTTAGAATTTAGTATGCCTAGAATGTGCTTTAGCACACAAACAGAATGGAAAGATAATGAAGATAATTAACTCTTTAAGTGTAATGGAGTCGATAGTTAGCAAGAACAAGCAACTGTCTTGGAACGGATGGACAGTAGTTGAAACCTTTCCATCGGAAAAAGCATACTTTTCAAAGTTTGGAGTCTACAAAAATAATAAGTGGCAGATGAAAAAAGAGTTTGTTCCTTCTAACTTAGGTTGGGAAATTCCTGATAAGTATGTGATCTAAGTGAATAAATTTAAGTGGAAAGACAATGCCACCTGTTTAGACTACGATACAAACTTATTTTTTGAAAAATATGAAGATGATGAGGCTCTAAGACCAGCAATAGATGCCCTATGTTTTTCTTGTCCAGTAAGAAAAGAATGTTTCTCTGTTGGTATTTCGGGCAAGGAGTGGGGAGTTTGGGGCGGTGTATATTTGGAGAATGGTGAAATATCTAAAGAGTTTTCCAGCCACAAAAGCAAAATTGATTGGGGCCAAACATGGCAATCTTTAACTATGGAGTAGTATGTACACAGACTCAATGAAAAGAGCGTTTAGATCTCTTACACCTCCCAAAAATTTTTCTTTACAGATTATTGACAATGATAATTTTTTAACAGTAAAGGCTAAAGAAAAAGATTTTATGTCCTTAGAAACAGTTGAACTTAAAAAACAGGCTATAGAATATATGATACGTGTAAAAAAAGCATTGGAAGACAATGGCGCTATAGTTTTACTGGTTCGTGAAGGTGGGAAAGAGATTTGAAAAATATAGTTGTAGTGGGTGGAGGTACAGCAGGATGGTTAACAGCCCTTGCTGCACAGAAAGGATATCCTGAGTGCTCAATCACTGTAATAGAGAGCAGAGAGATAGGAATTCTTGGAGCAGGAGAGGCATCGACCACATCTCTTATTGGATTTTTAGAATATTTAGATATAGCAATTGAAGATTTAATCAAAGAAACAAGATCAACAATAAAGGTAGGAATTAAGTTTAATAATTTTAATGAAGATGATGAAAGTTATTATCACGAGTTTGCTATTAATAGGCCTAACCCAAAAGCAAAAGAACTTTATTTAAAAAATAAACTAGGCAGCAGTTATCCCGTTCTGCATCTTTCTTGTATGTCAGAAAATTTGCCAGAAAAAGAATACAAATTAAGCGCCATGGCATTAGATTCAAACAATTTGCCATTTGTAAGTAAAAATGAAAATCCATCAAAAATATCAGACTTTGAAGTATATAACTTATACGGAATACATTTTGACGCAAGAGCAATGGCTAAATTTCTGTCAGAAATTGCAATAAATCGTGGAGTAATTCACATAGATTCAGTGGTAGATAACTTTGTTCAGGATAATAATGAAAACATAGAAAGTATTAAGTTGATCGATGGCTCAACAATCAAGGCAGACTTTGTTTTTGATTGTACTGGTTTTTATAGAGTAGTAAATAAAAAACTTTTTAATACAGAGTGGGTAAGTTTTTCAAACAATTTACCAGCCAAAAGAGCGGTACCATTTTTTCTTGATATTGATAAAGATGAAATACCAGCATACACAGAGTCTACTGCCATGAACTATGGCTGGATGTGGAAAATTCCTTTACAGCATAGATATGGTTGTGGATATGTTTTTGATTCTAATTACATAACTGACGAGCAAGCCATATTGGAGATTGAAGAAAAACTAGGGCATAAGATTGAATCTCCAAAAACATTTAGTTTTGAACCAGGGTACTACAAGACAATATGGAATAAAAATACTATAGCGGTAGGTCTTTCAGCAGGGTTTGTTGAACCTTTAGAGGCAACATCAATTATGCAGTCTGTAGAAACTCTTAGCCTTATTTTTAAAAATGGCTATGATATATTTAATCCAAAGGGTTTAGTTGCAATACTTAATAAAAAATATGCTGAAGATTGTGAAGAAATTCGTGACTTTTTGTACTTGCACTATATGACAAACAAAACTAATACAGACTTTTGGGCTAATTTTACTAAAAATAATACGATGCCAGAAAGTCTCAAGACTACTCTTGAAACACTTAATGCTATAGAATATGGTGAACTAAGAAAATCTTACTTTAATAAAATAAATTATTATATTATTATGTATGGAAATAAAATATTAGATAAAGAGTTTTTAGAAAAGGCTAATATTGTTTTTAAAACAGAAAAAAATACAATAGAAAAAATTAATAAAAATAAAAAAGATTTATCAAACAGTTTTATTAATCATTCTGAATTTATTAAGAAAGTTGGTGGTTTTAATGAATAGAATAAAGATTTTGCTTTCTGTTTTATCAAAAATGAAAAAGAGATCTTACTGGAATAAGGCAAACACTGTAGAGTTTTTTGCTTTCATGACTAAGGTAGTTATTATTGTTCCTGGTTTGTTATTTGGGATACAGTATTGGTGGCTATATATTTTTGCATTAGTCTCTAGTCTAGCATTGATATGGACTTCAACGGTAAAAACACTACCAACAATTATAATATTTAATGTTATATGGACAACACTTGCTACAACTGCTATACTTAAGTATTGGATATAGAGAGAGTTGAGAAAAGTATGACTAAACTAATAGCAATAGCATTTATATTTTCAACACTATTTTTTTTATCAATGTATCTGTTGCAACTAAAAAAGAATCGTGCAATACTTGCAAATACTTTAAGGCTTTTAATTATGCAAGAGTCTGCTAATGCTGAAAACAAAACTGACAAAGAAAAAACAGACGAGGCATTCTTAAAATTTATTTCAGACTCAAGAGATTGGGCATATACCTATATTGAAGAAGTTCAAGCATCATTAAATAAGTTTATTACTGATATTGAGCCAGAAATTAACTACTTTAGGGAATATGGTGATGTAGGATCTATGGCACCAAACTACCACTCTATGAAGAAAATAACTAAATCTTACGAGGAACTAAAGAAAATATTACCAGAAGACTATGATAGAATAGGATAATGATCATCCTTAAAGGCAGGGGCCATTGTAACATGTTGATATGTGAAGAGGAACTTTGTCAAGATGATAGTACACAGATTTGGGCAAGTTCTGAAAGTAGGATTGTCGATTTGTGTGATTTACACTATAGTGAAGCAACAAAATAAAAGGAGAAATAAAATGAATACAACACAACTAAAAGCAATGCTTGCATCTTACGGACGATCAGTTCTTGGTGCTGCAATTGCACTTTACGCTTCAGGCGTTACAGATCCAAAGACACTTGCATACTCACTACTTGGAGCAATAGTGCCCGTAGTATTGAGAGCAGCCAACCCTAACGACTTGGCGTTTGGAAAGATGCCATCAGTTGAAGAGGTAGATGTAGCAGTAAAGACTGCCAAAGTAGTCAAGAAGGCACCTGCTAAGAAGGCAGCAGTAAAAAAGAAGTAGTATAATAGATACTATTCCGCTATGAGACTTTAAAAAGGTTTTACAACGGATGTTCCCCTTGATGGGAAAGTTAGCAGGAGTCGAATCTTCGTGGCTAATAGACCTGAGCAGTCGTCTATAAACTGCTCATTTATTATGCTATAATATTAATACCTGCCCAAATGGGGGGTAAATTAACTTATTCGCTTGAAAGGGGAATAACATGGTAAAAACAGCACTGGATCTTTTTAATGATCCATTTTTTAATACCTTCTCAAATTTTCAGAAGGTAACAACAACAACAAACTATCCACCTTATAACCAGATTAAACTAAATGATAAAGAATATATTCTTTCATTTGCTTTGGCTGGATTCTATAAGGATGATGTCTCAGTATCGCTAGACAATCGCAAACTTACAATAAAGGGCGAGAAGCAGGATGCTGAGTTACCAGAGGGTGCGGAGTATCTACATAAGGGCATTGCTGCTCGTAAGTTTACTGATATCTTCACCCTTCCTGAGTTTGTTGAGGTAGTTGGGGCTGAGTTTAAAGATGGTATCTTAGATATCAGACTTGAAAAGCAGATCCCAGAAGACAAACTGCCAAAAACAATCGCAATTAAGTAGTACAATATAAATGTCCCCACACAGGACCTTAGTGATGGATTAGTTACCCATTGGATAGAGACCGTGGCGCAAGTCAGGTGAATTGCCTGTGTGGGGCCTCAATATTGCACGGTATAATAGAAGCAATGACTGACAAAGAGTTAGACCATTATAACAAGCAACAGTTTAAGAAGATGCTTGCCAAGATAAAGGAAGACTCTGGCTGTGTAGATTGTGGAATCAATAATCATATTATATTAGATTTTGACCACATAAAAGACAAGAAATACAATGTGTCCAGAATGATCCATGATGGTTTTTCATGGAAGGCTATTAAGAAAGAGATTGAAAAGTGTGAGGTGGTTTGTGCTAACTGCCACAGAATAAGGACCCATAATAGACTTAACGGCATGCTATAATAGTTGTATGCTAAAAGAAGGCGACTTTGTTATGGGATCAACCTCTGAGGGGGTTGTACACGGCGTTATAGAGCACATCATGACTGAGGGTGGGATACTTGGTACACCTGGATCAGAGTATGCTTTGGTTTCAATGCCACCAGAAAATCCAGCAATGTCTGTTAGAATTTACAAAGAAGAAGACGGTACATGGAAGCCAACAGCATACAGTATTGGCATGATGTACAAGGATGCTGAAAAAGCAGATATGGATAATCACACAATGGATTCAGAAGTTGCTATGGCAATGTACGACTCACAAATAGGCAAGTCGTATCATGAAGAAGAAGAAAAAGAAAAAATTAAAAAAGAGTATGAGGGCTGTGGCTGTCCAATGTGCAAAGAGTTAAATGTCACTTGTGAAGAGTGTCCAATGTGTCAGGCTGGGGAAATGAAGTCAGATTGCTGTGGCAATGTAAGCAAGCAAGCACCTTGCTGGGATGGTTATGTACAGCGTGGAATGAAGCCAGGAGCAAATGGTAGACCAGTTCCTAACTGTGTACCTGCTGCAAAGGCAGATGATCTTTTTGAAGATGATGATACAGTTGAATATGAAACAGATTCAGTATCAAAGGCTGAAGGATACTCACCACCAGCAGGAGCAAGATCTGCTGCTCGTAGAGCAATTAAATTTAAAGAAGATGGAAAAGCAAATGGTGCTGGAACATCTGTAGGTTGGACTCGTGCAGGGCAGTTGGCAAGAGGAGAATCAATCTCTCTTAGTACTGTCAAGAGAATGTACTCATACTTCTCACGCCATGAAGTAGACAAGAAAGGTAAGGACTGGGGTAACTCAGCAAATCCTTCTAATGGATACATCATGTGGCTTGCATGGGGTGGAGACGCAGGATTCTCATGGTCAAGAGGAATTGTTAATCGTGAAAAAGATAAGGCTTTGTTTGCTGATTTTGGCAAGGATTACACAAAGTCACAAACAGAAAGACACACAGTATAGTGCCAAAGAAAAAAGCATCAGCGTTTAATCCTATTCAGATTAAAGATGGCTGGATTGTAAGACTGTATAAAGATGGTCGTATTAAGTCTAAGATCGCACCATACGAAGCAAAGCATCCTAAAAAATAAAGTACCCCTGGCAAGAATCGAACTTGCGACGCATGGCTTAGAAGTCCATCGTTCTGTCCACTGAACTACAGAGGTAAAGTATCTCCAACGGAATTTGAATCCGTGTTGCTGCCGTGAAAGGGCAGAGTCCTAGGCCACTAGACGATGGAGACTTGGAGCGGATGATGAGAATCGAACTCACCCCTTCTGCTTGGAAGGCAGAGGCACTACCAATATGCAACATCCGCATCGTACACCAGGTAGGACTTGAACCTACGAATAGCCGAATTATGAGTTCGGTGCCTTAACCAACTTGGCTACTGGTGCTAGTCCTTATTTAATCAGTAAGCCAAAAAATGTACCAAGCAAAAAACATAAAATTCCAACAGTAGAGTAGTAGTATGTTTTCATATGTTCTTTAATAATATGATTCTTTATTTCTTTTGATATGCTATCTAGTTCGTTACGATCTACCAATTATTTATCTCCTAAATATTTTGAGATGCTTGGAAAATGGATTGACCAATAATTTCTGACCTTAGCGCAGCCTGCTGTCTTTCAAATTTAGATAGAGATGGCTTTGCTTTAACTCTTTTTTTGTTTTTGTTTGCTCTTTTAATCTTATGCTGAGATACTTTGTTGTTAGACTTTTTCACTTTGCCCCTTGGTTTTCTGCTACATTGTCACAAGGACAGATGATTGACTCTGGAAGTTCGTGAACCTTTGTTACGATTGTAATCGTAGTTTCACATTCGCTGCACTTATAGATCTTCTTAATTTGTTTGCTCATGTATTAATCATACCATATTGAAGTTTATGTGTCAAGACTTGTTTCCGTCCCATGTTCCGATCTTGGTAGTAGGAATACCATGGTCTTCCCAAAGCCTGATAACATTTGGGTTATCATCTACGGCATGAAGAACATTCCAGTGCCTATTAATTTCAATTAATATATCTTTTTTTACTTCATAGTCTGGCCTGTTGTCATCATCTTTACGCATATACAATGCATGATGCCCAATATCATTTTTAGCAAGCCACTGAGAGGTTAGTCCACGCCATTTTTCTTTTCTTGATGTAACAACTATTATATGCCTTTGATCAAAGAAAGCCTGATTTAACATTTCAACTACCTCAAAATTTGGCAGGGCATCTATAGAAGCCTCATGAAAGGCTTCGTAGTCCCTATTAGAGCCACGAACATGGTGCAGGTAGGGATCTACATTAGCAAGAGTTCCATCTACATCAAAGATGATTGCTGGAGTTGTAGGCTTAGTTTTGATCAACATGATATGTCATAACAAAATAGCACACGGCATACCCTACTAGGAATGCTGGAACTAAAAAGAAAATGTTAATCATTCAAAGTCCACCTGTCTTTCAAATAAGTTAGTCATATAGTTGTCTTCTCCCCTTGCAATATTAGCAGCAGTAATACGCATACCTAAAGCATTAGTTACTGATGGCTCAATAGGTAAGGCTTCAATAGCCCTTGCAATCTCTTCTCGTAATATCATTTCTTCTATACTCATACTTTAAGTATACACCAGCCCCGACTGAATGTCAAATACTGTGATATAATAATCTCATGGTAGCACCAAGAGGAATATTCGGAGCAGGAACAGTAACAGGCTCAGGTAACATTAATGGCAGCGCAGGAACAGTATATTCAGTAGATCTAACAGCAACTGGAGGAACTTTT